GAAAAGGTGATATAATATCCATATGACATTAGAAGAATTACAACAATCAGTTAATAAAGACTTTAAATTAGATGATACCGAATTAGACGCTGAATCAATTAAGATACCTTTATTACATAACAAATATTTACAACACTTTAATAAGTTTTCTTTATTACTAAAGAAGTCTGAATACGAACATAAAACTATGACAAGAGATAAATGGGAATACTACACAGGTAAAGCAGACCCTAGTGTGTATCAAGAGAAACCATTTGACATAAAAGTATTAAAGGCAGATGTACATATCTATATGGATTCTGATCCAGAATTACAAAGAGCAGATCAGAAGGTTGCTTATCTTAATCAAATAGTTAAATACCTTGAACAAGTTTTAAGAAGTATTAATAATAGAACATTTTTAATTAAGAATGCTATTGAATGGAAGAAATTCACTAGTGGTGCAATCTAATGGAACATCAAGAAATATTCCCAACACATCTTTTTATTAAAGACGATTACATTGATCTCGATAGAGTTAATGTTATGAAAGATGATGTAATGAATATATTATATAAGAATAAACCTAATTGGCAATCAGTTTTCAATCTGGATAAAAGTATAATGTATAAAGCATTAGCAAAAGACATTGTTATATCTGCATTTGAAATATTTAATAGATTAGATTATAAAGCAGACAAAATAGAAATAACTGATATGTGGGCAAATGTACTAAAAAAGAATGAAACTCATCAGCCACATAATCATTCAAACAATTTTTTAAGTGGCGTTTTTTATTTAAACGCTGACGACACTATGCCTGGTATTACTTTTCAGGACCCAAGACCAGGTGCAAATATTATACTACCGAGAAAAAAAATGGATCATATAAACAACGCAAGCCTATTACATTATAAAGCAAAAACAAATCGAATAATTATGTTTCCATCTTGGTTAGTACATTGGGTGCCTATAAATCTATCAACGAATAATCGTATAAGTATATCATGGAATATACAGGTAAAAGGGCAACTAGGTGAACACTACGAATTTCAATCGGGACAATTCTAATCTCATCATCATAGAAAAGAAAAACGAAGTTTACATTACGGTAAACTGCGAGTCGGATATACAAAGAGAGATATCGGAGTTTTTTACTTTCTATGTACCAGGGTATAAGTTTATGCCAGCATTTCGTAATCGTATGTGGGATGGTAAGATAAGATTATTCTCACAAAAAACAAAAGAAATTTACTTCGGACTATATCCATACATCAAAGCATTTGCTGAAGAAAGAGGATACAATATAGTTGCTGGCAAAGATGTAGAGATAGATAATAAGGTTGACAAAGAAACGGTAACTAAATTTTCAAATAGTTTAGGTCAAAAATTTGAAGCAAGAGATTATCAGATAGACGCTATATATCATAGTTTAAAACGCAATAGGGCGTTGCTAGTGAGTCCTACGGCTTCAGGTAAGTCATTCATCATATATTCTTTAATTCGTTATTACTCTCATCTAATTAAGGATGATGATAATAATCGGACTTTATTAATTGTACCTACAACATCATTAGTAGAACAAATGTATACCGATTTTGAATCATATGGTTGGAATGTAAAGAAGTATTGCCACAGATTATATAGTGGTTACTCAAATCAAACAGACAAAAAAGTCTTAATATCTACATGGCAAAGTCTATATAAGTTGCCAAAAGAATACTTTAAACAGTTTGGTTGTGTGTTTGGTGATGAGGCACATTTATTTAAATCTAAATCACTTACAGAAATTATGACTAAACTACTTGATTGTAAATATCGTATTGGTCTTACAGGTACTTTAGATGGTGCTCATACACATAAGTTAGTATTAGAAGGACTATTCGGCGCCGTAAACAAAGTGACTACAACTAAAAAGCTAATGGATAAGAAACAGTTAAGTAATCTGGCCGTGAGATGCTTGATTCTTAAACATAATGAAGCCAATTGTAAAATAGTTGCTAACGGTAAGTATCAAGACGAGATAGACTATCTAGTCAGTAGTAAAGCTAGAAATAATTTCATTCGTAATCTAGCACTTAAAATAAAAGGCAATACATTAGTTTTATTTCAGTTAGTAGAAAAACATGGTAAAGATTTATTTAAAAGTATAGAAGATAAAGCGGAAAAAGATCGAAAGGTTTTTTATATATATGGTGGTGTCGAAACAGAAGAAAGAGAAAAGGCAAGAGCCATAGTAGAGAACGAAAGTGACGCTATTATTGTAGCAAGTTATGGTACTTTTTCAACAGGTATTAACATTAGAAATTTACATAATATAATCTTTGCAAGTCCATCAAAGAGTAGAATAAGAAATCTACAATCAATCGGTAGAGGTTTAAGGCTAGGCGACAATAAAGTCAATGCTACTTTATATGATATAGCAGATGATTTAATTTATAAATCTAAAGAAAATTATACCTTAAAGCACTTCCAGGAAAGAATAAATATATACAACGAAGAAGAATTTGATTACGAGATACATAATATTAACCTAAAGGATTAAAATGGATAATACAGATTATCGTATGGTAAAATTAACTGATGGTACTACTATTATGGGTACTATTAAAGTTGATAAAGATTTCTTACGAATCACAAACGCATTAGAATTAAATACAGTAAAACGGGAAACTGAAGTGGGTATGAAAGATGACTCTACTTTAGCACCTTGGTTACCATTTACAGATGATAAAACATTTGTAATCCCTAGAGATAAAATATTAGTAATTACCCAAGCGGACAAACACATATCACATTATTATGAAGTTATATTAAGTAAGTTAGAAAAAGCAAAACAGAATGCCAAACCTGTATTATCTGCCGAAGAAATGGATAAGATATATGCTTTGGCTGATCAGATGGATAGATTAAGAGAAACTGAACCTAGAGAAAATATACAATGGTCAGAAGAAGATTTAATTGATCTATTTGGAAAGAAAACTATACACTAGAAATAGCAGCTAAGCTTCTCCCCAGCGACCTACATAGTCGAGTATAACATACTTCCTAGGACTGTCAAGCATTAGCAAAAAATACTTTAAAGGCTTTACATTTAGTAGCAAAAATGATATAATGAATATATTAATCAAGAAAGATAAATTATGAGTGAAACAAAACAAAGTAAGGCGAAACTGAAACCTCATTATGTAGATAACAAGAAGTTTCTAGGCGCCATGATTGAACACCGTCTTAAATGCCAAAAGGCAGAAGACAAAAAAAGAAAAGCACCTGAAGTGACCAATTACATTGGTGAGTGTTTTTTAAAGATTGCTAATCACTTATCTTACAGACCGAATTTTATTAACTATACTTATCGTGATGATATGATATCAGATGGTATAGAAAACTGTTTACAGTACATGAGAAACTTCAACCCAGAAAAATCTAATAATCCATTTGCATATTTCACACAAATTATATACTATGCATTTATCAGAAGAATACAAAAAGAAAAGAAACAGCAAGATGTTAAGGCCAAATTGATTGCTAGTTCTGGTAGTGAAATGATGTTAGATTCATTAACTGGCGATGACGCTCAATATAAAAATCAGATGTTAGAATTCTTACAAAGAAATGTAAAAGAAAGTGACCCAGCTGAACCTAAAAAAGTAAAGAAGAAAAAGAAAAAATAGATAATGAAAATAGCGTTATTGAATGATACTCACTTCGGTGTGAGAAACGACAGTATGATCTTTGATGACTTCTTGCATAAGTTTTACAAGGAAGTATTCTTTCCATACCTAGAAAAACATAATATCAAAACACTTATTCATTTAGGTGATGTGGTTGATAGAAGAAAGTTTATTAATTTTAGAGTTGCAGATAACTTTAGAAAAGGTTTTTTAAACAAACTATGGGAAATGAAGATAGATACTCATATGTTAATAGGTAATCACGATATCTATTTTAAAAATACAAATAAAGTAAATTCATTACAACAATTATGTACAGCACCTGATGGTGTCAACGAACCTTGGATATATGTAGAACCTAAAGTAGTTGACTTTGATGGTTTAAAGATATTAATGTTACCTTGGATAAATCCTGAAAATCAAGAACAATCATTTGATATGCTAAACACAGCACAAGCTGATGTCTGTATGGCCCATTTAGATTTAAATGGTTTCTATATGCACGAGAACATAACACAAACACATGGATACGATAAGAGTATTGTAAAAAGATTTGAGAAAACATTTAGTGGTCACTTTCATTCTAAAAGTGATGATGGTCAAATATTTTATTTAGGTAGTCAATACGAAATGACTTGGTCAGATTATGGTCAAACAAAAGGTTTTCATATATTTGATACTGAAACAAGAGAAATAGAATTTATACCTAATCCAAATACCATATTTGAAAAATTAATGTACAATGATACCGAAACAAACTATGATGATTTTAATATAGATCATTTACACAATAAATTTGTTAAACTAATTGTGGTGTCTAAAAAAAACAATGAGATGTTTGATAGATTACTTGACAAGTTATATAATAAAATAACTGTACATGAGTTAAAGATATTAGAAGATTACTCCGACCTTAATGCTAATTTAGTAAGTGATGATGTTGTTGAAGGCACGGAAGATACAATGACACTTGTAAACAATTATGTAGATCAATTACCAGTTGATTTAGATAAAGATAAATTAAAGAATATGATTAAAGAAACATTTGTGGAAGCACAAGATAGTGATATAACAGCAGAATGATAGTATTTAAAAAAGTAAGATATAAAAACTTTCTATCAACAGGTCAACAGTTTATAGAGGTACAATTAGATAGATCAGCCAAGACATTAGTTGTTGGTGAGAACGGTGCAGGTAAATCAACCATGCTAGACGCATTATGTTTTGGTTTATTTCAAAGAGCATTTAGAAATATTAAAAAAGAACAAATGGTCAATAGTATCAATGAGAAAGATTGTGTTGTAGAAGTAGAATTTATCATTGGTCAAAATCAATATAAAATCATAAGAGGTATCAAACCTAATATATTTGAGATATGGTGTAATGGTGTCATGTTAAATCAAGACGCAGCTGTAAGAGATTATCAAAAACATTTAGAATCAACCATACTAAAATTAAACTTTAGATCATTTACACAGGTAGTTATACTAGGTAATGCTTCGTTTGTTCCTTTTATGCAATTGAGAGCAAGACATAGAAGACAAGTCGTAGAAGAAATATTAGATATAGAGATATTTTCTAAAATGAATTTAATGTTTAGAGAAAAAGTTAAAGCACAAGATGAAGTAATTAAACAATCAGATTTTAATTGTCAGTTAATAGATGGTAAGATAGAATCACAAAAAAAACATATAGAAGATATGAGTGGTAATAATCAACAACTGATTGATAAAAAACAAATAGAGATACAACAAGCTCAAACAGATATAGATAATTACAAGTTAGACATAGACAAAGTAAATAAAGAAAAAATTGAATTACAAAATGAGATATTAGATGAAACTAAAATAAATAATAAGTATAAACAACTTCACAATATGGAAGCGAAGTTAGAAAATACTTGTAGTAAACACAAGAAAGATTTAGAGTTCTTTGAAACTCACAACGATTGTCCTACCTGTCAACAGGCTATAGATGAGGCATTTAAATCAACAATGATTGATAAGAAGAAGAACAAGGTCATTGAAATAGATAGTGCTATGGGTCAGTTAGTAAAAGAAATCACGACTACCGAACAAAGATTACATAGTATAAATGAAACAATGGTCACAATACGAGAAAAAGAATTATTGATTAATAGATACGAAACATCTATATCAGAAATTGAAAAGTATATGACCAATAAACAAAATGAAGTTGATGAATTAGAAGATGACAAGTTTACCACTGGCGCTGCAACAGGTAAACTAGAAGAATTACAAGAACAATTAACAAATGCTGAAACAGCAAAAGTTAAACAAAAAGAACAAAAAACTTATCTGGATACTGCTAGATATCTTATGCAAGATACAGGTATTAAAACTAAAATTATTAAACAGTATCTACCGATAATGAATCAGTTTATTAATAAGAATTTAGCAGACATGGACTTTTTTGTTAATTTTACTTTAGATGATGAGTTTAATGAAACAATTAAATCTAGGCACCGTGATGAATTTAACTATCACTCGTTTAGTGAGGGCGAGAAGTTAAGAATAGATTTGGCAATACTATTTACTTGGAGAGAGATTGCTAAACTTAAAAACTCTACAAATACAAATCTATTAATATTAGATGAAATATTTGATAGTTCATTAGACGCTTCAGGTACAGATGAGTTTATGAGAATATTAACAAACAAACTAGCAAAAGAAAATGTTTTTGTTATTTCACACAAAGGTGATACTTTATTAGATAAGTTCCCTAGTATATTAAAATTTGAGAAATATAAAAACTTTACAAGGATGGCATAATGGCTGAAAAACTAACACCAGAAAAGATAGAAGAAATCGCTAAAAACTTTGAGAAGATACAAGATAAAAAAATACCTATAATCAAAGGCGAGAAAGAAACAGTTAAACTAGACTATGGTAGTTTAGATCAATTAAGACCTGAAAATAAACCAAAGGCACCAGAAAAAAGAATATTACCTCTAATACCACCTAGTGATCCTAGATTGTTAATGCAGATTGCACCTTTTATAGATGACACATTAAAAGAGTTTGACTTTAAAGATAGAGTTGATCTATCAAAAGTAATGTATGATAGTATGGTTAAGTATGGTGGTCTAGGTCTTTCTGCTAATCAAGTAGGTTTACCATATCGTATGTTTGTTATGGGAGGCCACCCACAAATAGAAGATGGTAAAGTAAGATCAGTATTCAATCCATTAATCAATGATGTAAGTAAAGAAACAGTACAGTTTAAAGAAGGTTGTTTATCTTATCCTTTTTTATTTTTAACTATTACTAGACCTAAATGGTGTCATGTAAAATATACAGATCAACATGGTAAAGAGATTGAAGAAATATTACATGGTATGTCAGCGAGGGTATTTCAACATGAAAATGAACATATGAATGGTTATGTATTTACTGATTTAGTAAGTAAGTTTAAATTAGATCGTGCTGAAAAAGCAAGAATGAAAATGATTAAAGAATTTGCAAAAGGTGGTGCTATACGATAATGCCTATACCTAAACAAAAATATATTCAATTAAAAGCAATGTACGACTTTCAAAGAAAAGTAGAATACAATAAAGAAAAGTTAAGAAAAGCAGTAGAAGTTATGTTAGATGAACCAGACATTTTATTTAATGATATATGGAGTAGAATGAAAGAAGATGAAATGATAGAGGCACCAAAAGATTGGGTACCAAAAAATGATAAACTTAAAATAGAAGGAGAAGAATGAGTAGTTTTAAAGACAACTCTGGTTTAGAAGAACACAAACCTAAAGCAACCCAGGCTGAAAGAGATGAACAAATGAAAAAGTTTTTAGCGAAGGGGGGAAAGATTGAAAAATTAAAACCAGGTTATCCTATTAATGTAGGTAGTTTAGATAAGAGTAAGA